AATGAAATCGGAGTAGGTACAAACGTATATAGTATGGATTGGCACCAGACAGCACTCAAATTACAGCAGCAGGGAGAGAAAGTCATAGCTGGAGATTTCTCCAATTATGACGGTTCTCTTCTCGCTGAAGTAATGTGGGAAATTCTTGATTTAATTAATGAATGGTATGATGACGGACCGGAAAATGCTCAAATTCGACAAGTCCTTTTCCAAGATATATGTCACGCACGTATTTTGGTTGGTGAAGAACTGATTCAGTGTGACCACTCCCAACCCTCTGGGAACCCGGGAACAGTTATATTTAATTCTCTCTTCAACCAAATTATAATGCGTTATGCATATATGTTGTGTAAAGAAAAGGCAGGTTTGCCTCTTTACTGTGACTTTTTAGATACAGTAAGTATGCAAACTTATGGTGACGACAATGTTCTTAATATTAGCGACAGTGTCATAGACTGGTACAACCAGGTAACAATTTCTGACGCTCTTGCTACTATTGGAATGACTTATACTGATGAAGCCAAGACTGGGGAACTTGTTAAGTATCGTTCGCTCAATGAGATTGCTTATCTGAAAAGACAATTCAAACTCAGCGAGAATGGTATTTACCAAGCCCCTCTTGACATCATTGTGTGTAAGGAGATGCCCAACTGGATAAAGAATGTGAAAGGTATGCGGAAGGAAGCTACGTTTGAGAACTGTTTGGCAGCCATACGGGAATTTTATTTCCATGGTGAATTACAGTTTAACGACGCTAGAAATCTTCTTCATACTGCTCTTGTAAAGAAAGGAATCCGTCAAAGACTTCCAACTTATTTTGAGATGGATGCCTTTTACAATTCTGGACTTTTTGACTAACTCTTCTGATATCGACGCAAAGTGAAATCCTTGCATGCTAGGTCATGATATCCCGAAACATGACTGGTAGATCTTCAAGGTAAGCGCTTCACGCTTGAACGCAGGCTATTTAGTCTAGGCACGTTCTAAAATAAGCCTAGGGTTGGAAAAAGCGTTAATGTAAGCTTTTCTGTTAAACAACCATACATTGCTAGCACCGATAATAATCAAACAAAATCTATTGATAC